TGATCTTTAAAACGATACTCTAAAATAATTTGATCATAATTCACTGCTCGTTCTAATTGTTGTACCAAATCATAGGTTTTATTAAATCTATCTGAACTAAGTAACGCAATATCAAAACAGTGACCTTTACAGTGATCTGAAGTAGGACTTTCTGATTTAACAACACCCTTCAAACGATACCCTGAACTAATTGTCCACTGTTTACCGTAACCACTAATGCCACCTGGAAGAACATCGAGATATGGTTCAAGAATATTTTGAGCAGACATAGCAAGATTACATACAATTTCTTGAACTGTATATACACGTTCTGGTGAATTCGGACTGTCTTTTAATAATTGATCAACAAGTTTATGAGGTCCATTTAAACCACCTGATATTAACATGCCAAGAGTAAAGTTCTTGGACATAGTATAGTCATTGGTAAAGTTTGTAGTATTGTAAATAATTTTGCAATCTACAGGTATCTTTGTATCTTTGCCACCAGTGGCAGTTACTGGTGTTTCTGCTGCAACCACAGGAGGAGGAACTGGAACACCATTTGTTTGCGCTTGATCATTACTAAACTTTCTGCCCTCTGGTGTTGAATAATCTTCTGGAGTTTCCGCTGCTGCCAATTGCTCAGTTTGACGATCAGGTGATAATAATTGTGGAACAGTAGGATTAATTGGATTTCCAGCAATTGGTGGAGTTAAAGTAAAATCAGCAACATCTTGTCCACCAGATGCACCATTACCAAATTGACCTTTAACATAATCCATATTCATAGTACCACCAGCAAGAATATTCATATCTCCTAATGATTGTAACTGAAGAGCATTTGATTTAATACTTGCGCCTTGGCCAGCTTGGAATAATAAATTATTTGTTGACTTAGTTGTTATATTACTAGCTGCAATATCTAAAGTTCCTACTGCTTTCATTTTAATATTGCCGCCAACAGCAATATCTAAATTATTTGCAACACCAATTTGTAGATTATTACCAACTGCGACAGTAGCATTTTGTTCTACTTGAATATTAGCGTCTGTCTTTGCGTAAATATTAGCATTACCTTCAACAGTTAAATTGCAATCACCACCAACATGAATATAACCATTACGTTCCATTATCGTAAAATTCTCACCAATAATATAATTGGTCTGTGAACCATTTGGATCTATTTCGGTATATGTTCCTGCTCTGTGATATGTATGAATACGTTCTTGTCCTGGAGTATCATCAAACTCTTGAATATGTCCAGATTCAGTTTCCATTACTTTATTAAATGGATATTTTGCTCCATATGCAGATAATGGCTGATCCCATGTACCCATATCATTTGCCAATGAAACACCTAATCTACGATTAGCATCTTTTCTAGTAATAATTGTACCATCAATAATACCACGAGCAAGGCGATTAGTGTCTACTTCATTAATATAATCTTTTAATGGATATTTTCCATTTGGATCTCGGAATCCTGTATTATCAGTTCCACGCTTAATGCTTTCTTGAGATGGTCCAGGAGTCGGTGAACTTCCATCTGCTGGCGGAACTGCAGCTGGTGCACCAGCATCTTTATCTACTGAACCAGTAGCTTGTGCGCCATAAAAATATTCATAATAAGATAATTTTCTAGAAGCAATATCTGGAGAATTTACACCAACAGATTTTTTAGCTGCGTAAAAATATCCAGGATGATCTGTTGACCCAGTTCCTTTTGGAACTCTATCTTTAATGTAAAGAGCAGCCACCATTGCTGAAACATTAATATCACTATCAAGTGAATCTGGGTTATTAAGAATATCAATATTTAATCCTGCAGCTTTAGCTAGATCATTATATCGTTTATAATTACCACGTCCAGTTAATTGAATAAATCCACGTCCATAATATTTGCCACCATCAGCATCAGTTAAGTTTCCAAGGAAACCTTTGCCACGTTTGGTTGGACCATATGCCCATGAAAAGAATTGTTCTCGAGTTATACCTTTTTTCTGAGCATTAGCATATTGAGCTACGTCAGCATCAGTAGCAAATGAATAAATTTGTTTTAAACGACTCTCAGTATAATTGTATGATTCAAGTTGAGAAATCCAAGTAGTTTCACCGCCAGCAATTCCAAGAAGCGCACATTTTTGTTCTTTGGTGGTTAAGCCAACTGCATCGCATGCTGCAATTAATGCTTTAATACCATCTGATGCTTTATTTGTATTTGGTGTAGATTTTGGTGGTGGGATAGTTGGGATAGCTGTATTAGTATTAGTATCTGATGGTGTTGCTGGGTTAGTTGAACTAGCAGGAGATGTTTGTGTTTTTACTGGATTTCCTGAACCATCTAGAACTGGATTACCGCTACTATCAGTTAATACTGTAGATGCTTTACTTGAATTTACTGCAGAAAGATTAGATGGAGCATCTTTAAATGTTATAATATTTTCGCCATAACCTGTAACTAATTCACTAATAGTTATTTGAGTACCACTATCAATAGTAACAATAAAACATGATTCTGGTAGACCAAAACCAACAACTTTCATGTTAGCTTTTAGTGCTGATGTTAAACTACTAGAAGCTGTTTCTGGATTATAAAATGTTAATTGTTTTCCAGTAACTGGTCCAGGAATAGTTCTTAATATAATATCTTTAGTTCGATATTCTTTAATAGAATTTTGGCTATCATCATCACTTATTGCTGGTGGAGTCTGTGGTATACCGCCAACAGTACCAAGCATAATTGGTTGTTGCTGTGAATCATCAGCAAACATAATAATAACAGTAGTTCCTTCAACTGGACCAACTGGTGTAAATCCAATACCATTCATTGCAGCTGAACCAATAGGTTGAACTGGAACTGACCATGGTAATTGTTCAGTTGGTAGCTGAACTTTATCGTGAGTATGTAAACCTACAATACGTACTTGACATCTACCAAGTTGTAGTGGATCTGATCTATTTTCAACAATACCTGTATAAAACATTAATTTTTCCCATTGACAGTTAATTGTAAACTATCTTTAATTAATTCCATATTACATTCATGACGCTCTCTTGTGACATAATGATTAATTGCTGCAATTATATAAAACCCAGAGAACATCTTATCAACTATATCATTGTCATTATCAGTATCACTTGTAGGTTCAATCTTATTTAAAGTAACAGAAACCTTTTGTCCTACAGTATAATCACATCTTCCTGGAACAACAATTTCTATTTTATTGGCTTCTGCCATTTTCATTAATGAAATACGTTCTTGTAAAAATTTATAATTAGTAGCGTCACCAAAACCACTAAACACTCCAGTGTCTCTTGGATAATTTATAAGCAGTGCATTTGATCTAAAAATTACTCCGTTACCCATTATTGGGTTTGGGTTTAAGTGATTAAACTTTGAATAATTTTTATTAACATCATAATTTTTTACATTATAGATTTTTGAATTTAAATCAAAAGATGTTAGTTTAGAAGAAAACATTCCACTTCTTAACCTATCCATGTAATCAAATCCAGTTGGAATGTTTATTTCATTAATACGTCTAAAATCTTCTTGTACATTTTTGGCATCACCACCATCGGGTAAGCTCTCTCTAGTAAACTTATCATAGGTAAATTGCTGGTATACTCCATTAGCATATAATGAATCTAATGAAATAAAATAAAATCCATAACGATTTTCAAAAAATACGTAGTTTGGTGATTGTGATTTATTTACTGCAAATGTAGTTGCATGAGTAATACATTTTACTGGTGACCAAAAATTAGATATAAATTTAATATCTTTTGTGGTGGGTTCAGTAAAAACATCTTTTTTAGTTTGTAGTCCATTAACATTATCTGTTAATAAACTTTTAACAATATCCGCTGGGCTTCCAGTATAAACTTTACTAATTTTTTTATTAAGATCTATGATAGCTTCCATTGAAATAAAATGTAAGATATATCCTACACTTTTATCACCAATTAATTGACGATCTGATAGTTTGTAAATATAAAATGAACCTTTAATATTTTTAGTAGAATCTAATGTTGGTGTACTAATATCAAGTTCAACCATTTCTTCGCCAATGAATGGTAATATATTTACTAAATCAAAAGATTCTTTAACTACTAAAGATCCTGTTATAAATGGTGAAAATATATCTTCATAAATTGATATAGCTGCAACTTGTGCTGCGATATCCTGTTCTACTCCACTAGTAGTTTTTATTTTACAGGAATCAACGCTGACATCGCCAGCGAATCTTAATACTTGCTCTGCTGGTTGCATTATAATTGGTCTTTAAAGTTCTTTACAATTGTAGATAATAAATCTTTTGAAATAATTTTTATTCTACGTTTTGATTCATTAACTTCATTTTCATAAACACTATTTGTTATTGGAACTGCTGATGGATAATTTGATGGTACAGTATTACCCTTTGAATCTTCATAATGATGAACGTCATTTGCAGCTGCAGCCCACTTATCAATAATATATTGTTCAAGCGCATAGGTTGTTAGTGGAAAATCATTAAGATAGTCATATTTTTCATTGGCTAACATTATAACCCAATGATATTGTGCGCTTCCATATATTTTTTCAGCAATCTGTTCAGGAGTTTCACCATCAACTATATCATAATAATCATATACAGTTACGTTTGCCAATATATCTCTACGAAAACGAATATTTCTAGTTATGTCAGTAAGAAGTAATGCTTTTGTTTCAGTAGCTTGAGCAGTATATGGAGATGATATCGTAACAGTAGGTATAGTATTATAACCAATTCCAGACTGTGTAATAATTATATCCTGAATAGATCCGTTTTCAATAATAGCAAATGCTGTCGCTGCAACATCACCTTGATCTGGAGCAGAAAATGTTATTATGGCAGATATATATCCTGATCCTGCATTTTCTATATTTACTGATGTTACCGCACCACCTGCAATATATGCAGTAGCACTAGCTTGTGTTCCTGAACCAACTGTTTTGGTTATATCAAAATCATAAAGAAACTTTGGGAATTTTTTAAAATACATTATAGGTTATCCTTGATTTTGTCTTTAGTAAGAAGAGCCAATTCACGGAAACTTAAAGTAACATCAATTTGCGTTGGCATACCATCATCGAATGTATTAAACATACCATTTGGAGTATAATTAATATTCATATCAGTTAATACACAAGAAGTATGGCGATGTAGATTCATATTCTCTTGACCATTTTGATAATAAAAAATATCAAATTCTGATGGATAAATATAAACGAAATTATTGGCATCTTTAAATTCAGGATGCATATGGTATTTAAATTCTTTAATAATATTAAGTATATTTTGCGATTCTTTTGAATTTCTTGGAAAAAATTTATAATCAAAACTAAATGTTCTAAAGTTAACACCTTTAAATACTTGTTCTTTCTTTGGGTTTGCTGCTAAACCAGTAGCAACAGAATTTCCTGCGCCTTGTGGTCCTTTTGATAATGCAATATTTGTTAAAATTGCAGCACCAGTACCTGTTACATCAGAATTATCACCTTTACCCTGAACAGCTTTTAATAATTCTACACCCTGTTGAGTTGCTGCAGCTGCCATTGCTAACATTCCAGTATCTTCTTCGCTCCACGTAACTCCATAATTAATAGAAAGATTATTTGGAATGTGTAATGCAATAGCAGTCTTTAATCTTTTTTGCGCTCTTGATGCAGTTGGGGTTGACTGTTTATCAATACCTTTCTGACCATAAGTAAGCATGGCACCAGTTGCTCCACCTACTACCCCGCCAGTTGCTGCGCCACCAGCTGCACCTTTTAAATTTCCTGTCAAAAGACCGCCACCGATCATACCCTCAAATGCTCCTGCGCCAGCATTTGCTACTGTTAATTGCCCTGCAGTTAATCCCATACCTATTAAATCACCTCTATCGCGAGGGGTCAGATCAGAAACAGTTGTTGCTCCTTCTTTAGTAATAAGTTTTGAATCTACAGATACATTAATATAGAATATGGCATAATTACCACCATATTCTTTTTTATTTGTATATAAATCTTCAGGATACGTATAGTTTGCTATATCGTATTTTCCAGAATCAAACTGTGACGCAGTACCCCTTGGTGTATAAAGGTTTGGTACTGGTTTTGGGGATGCTGGTGGTGCTTCTTGGTTTGGTATATCTGCCATAGATTTTTCTCTAAATAGTTGTTATTACCATTTCTATTATCTTATTTATGTTCCATAAAAGATTGTTTAAACCATTATATCCAGAAAAATACTCTGGGAATCCGACTAACATCATTATGAGGTCCAGCTGGGAGACTCGTTTCGCATCTTGGTGTGATAAAAACCCAAGTATATTGAAATGGAGTTCTGAAGAAACTGTTATTCCATATCGCTGTCCAACTGATAATAAAATACATCGTTATTTTGTTGATTTTCAAATTCAAGTTCAACAAAAAGATGGTATATTAAAACGATATTTAATTGAAGTAAAACCAGCTAAACAATGTATCCCACCAGTGTATCCTGGAAAACAGACCAAGCGTTATATCACTGAATCTATGACATATATTAAAAATCAAGCAAAGTGGAATGCTGCTACTGAATATGCAAAAGATCGTGGATGGGAATTTAAAATTATAACCGAGAAAGAACTTGGATTGGTTTGACCTAAATAAACAATATGGCTATAAAGAAACCAATCCAAGACGTTTTTGACCAAAATAAATTCGATCTTTTAACTGCGGTAAAGAGATCTAATAGTTGGTTCGAGAAACAAGTTGCTGCAATGGCGCAGCAGAGCATCACCCCAAATAAAGTATTAAAGGGAATGCCAGCTGACCTTAGAGCAACAGTTACTCCTGGGAATTTATACATGTATGTATATGATCCAAAAACAAAAGAAGATCTTCCTTATTATGATAGATTTCCTTTGGTATTTCCATTTAGAAAAACTCAAGATGGATTTTATGGTTTAAATATGCATTATCTTCCTTATGATTATAGAATTAAATTATTAGATCAATTGTTAGTTTTTAAGTCTAATAGTCGTTGGGATGAAACAACAAAAATTAAATATAGCTGGGCATTAATTGACGGAGTTTCTCGTTATGCTGCAGCAAAACCTTGCGTAAAGCAATACCTATCTGGTCATGTAAGAAGTCAATTTAGACAAATCTATTCAGAAGATTGGGCAACTGCTATGTTATTACCTGTTGAAAGATTTGTTGGTGCATCTAAACAACAAGTCTGGAAAGACTCTAAACGAATTATAAGAAAAGCATAATGTCAGATATAAAAAACTTTGTAGCATCTATAAAAAATAATGGTTTGGCCAGGACCAATCGTTATGCAGTTATGTTAGGTGGGATAACTTGGGCTGATCCATCGTTAATTCAAAACACAGTAATGTTTTGTGATCAAATACAGTTACCTGGAACTAATATGAATACTAGTGACATTAGAACATATGGTGAAATTAGAAAAACGCCATATGAAAGATTATATGAAGATGTTAATATGTCATTTTATGTAGATACTGATATGTCGGTTAAAACATTATTTGATTATTGGATGAATCAGATTCAAGATCCAGTTACTAGAAATTGGAATTATTATGAAAATTACACATCAGATATTACTATAGAAGTTCAAGATCTTAAAAATAAAACAAGATATAATATGAGGCTCAGAGAAGCGTATCCAAAAAGTATTGGTGCTATTCAGCTAGATTATAATTCGAAAGATATTATGAAACTTTCTGTTAATTTTGCATATAAATTCTATGAAGTTGGTGGTGTACAAGCACTACAAAAAGGTGAAGTTATTTCATATCCTGGATCAGTTAATACTTCTGATGACGCATTGAGCGGATTAACAAACAGATTAAAGAATTTTGCAATTGGTTCAGTTGGAGCATATGGTGTTACTAAAATACCAGCATTACTTTCAAAATTACCTAAAATAACTTTTTAAAAATATATGGTAAAAGAAGAAACTTGGTTACAAACAAAATGGCGTCCAATGATGGGTTGGATGTATATGACTGTTTGTATTTTTGATTTTATTATATTCCCTATTGCGTGGAGTTTATTACAAACTACAATACATAGTCCTGTCACGCAATGGTCTCCGTTAACATTACAAGGTGCTGGTTTATTTCATATGGCAATGGGAGCAGTTCTTGGTGTCGCTGCATATGGGCGCACTCAAGAAAAACTCGCAGGAATGTCAAATGATACAACTACTCAATAATAAATATGAAAATTGATGATACATTATCAGAGGTATTTAATACGATACCTCAAACAAAAGAACTTGAAGTAATTGATAATACTACTGGTGAACTTGTAAAAACATCAGAAGGTAAAATTGAAACTGATTATGATACCGCCAGAGGTAATCTACGCGAGTTATTACTGACTGGTCAAAATGCGTTAAACCATGCATTAGAAGTAGCAAAACAATCTGAACACCCACGTGCGTTTGAGGTTGTGGGAAATCTTATGAAACAACTTGCTGATGTAAACCAACAACTTATGGATTTACATCAACAGAAACAAAAACTTGATGCGCCAAAAAAAGGTGCTGACAAAATAACAAATAATGCTATCTTTGTTGGTAGCACAGCTGAGTTGAATAAGTTAATAAAGAATATGTCTAAAGGAGAATAATTATGGCATTACCAGTGATGAGTACACCAACGTATACGTTAGTGATACCTTCTACTAAAAAGAGTGTAAAATATCGCCCATTTTTAGTTAAAGAAGAAAAAGCAATTTTAATAGCGCAACAAAGTGAAGATATCGTTACGATGGTTGATACTTTAAAGAGTGTTATTAAATCTTGTATTTTAGATAAAGTAGATGCAGATGAGTTAGCTACATTTGATCTTGAGTATATTTTTACTCAGATCCGAGCTAAATCTGTTGGTGAAATTATTGAATTATTATTCCCATGTGATGTAGACCATGGTGAACAAAACGATAAAGCTAAAGTTAAGATCTCTATTGATCTAACTAAAATTGAAGTAGAAACACCAGAAAATCATACTTCAAAGATAGAACTTTTTGGAGAAGTTGGTATTGTAATGAAATATCCTACTATTGAAATTATGTCTAAATTAGAAAAGGTTGATACTGATGATTTGGATAACATTTTTGATATTGTGGCTGAGTGTATTAATTTTATTTATGAAGGTGATAAAATACACTACGCTAAAGAACAAAAGAAAGAAGAATTGATTACATTCTTAGGTAATCTAAATTCACAGCAGTTCTTAAAAGTACAGCAGTTTTTTGCAACAATGCCAAGAATTAAAAAGGAAGTTGAGTACGATTGCCCAATATGTAATCTACATCACAAGAAAGTCTTGGAGGGAATGCAAAGTTTTTTTTAATGAATCTCTGCCATGAAAGTTTGGCGAATTATTATAAAATGAATTTCGCCTTAATGCAATACCACAAATACTCTTTGGCAGAGATTGAAAATATGATACCGTTTGAAAGAGAAGTTTATGTAGCAATGTTGATTCAGTACTTAGAAGAAGAACGACAACGAATAGAATCTAATAAGAGATAAAAATGGCAAAACGTACAGGTAATAGTTCAGTAAATTCAAGTATCAGACAACAGACACAGTCTAATGCTGAGGGTTTAGACAATCTACTGGCTGCGCAACAAGCATCTCTTGGAGAACTGTCTTCAATTAGAAAATTAATGGAATTGTCTAAAGAAAAAGAACAACAGGATAATACTTCTAATGCTGGGATTAGCTCAGATAAAGTACAAATTGAAATGCTTGAAATAGCTAAACAGAATATTAAAGGTCAACGTAAGTATTGGAAAACTCAAGAAGAATTCCAAAAAGAATGGGATAAAGAAGCCAAAGATATTGCTGAGATGGCAAAAGGAATGAAATCATTTAAAACTCTTGGTGAAAAATTTAAAGATAAAGCTGAGGGTGTTAAAGAGAAATATGGTATTGCGAATGGTGGTTTAAAGAAAACTGTTCTTAGTGCAATGAATGTTGGTGGGGTCTTTAATAAAACACTTGAGCGTGATGATTTTGTTAAGAAACAAAAAGCATTAGGTAGTACTGCATCAACTAAAGAATTAAAAGCTGATTATGAAGGTGCTCGTAAAGCAACTAATGCTATAAAGAAAAATGAAAAATTAATTGAGGCTCATAAGAAAGCAGCTGGGACTGAAAATGAAGATCACTTAAAAGATATGAGTCCTGAATTCGCTGCGCTATTGGCAAAGCGTCAGTCAGGAACTGAAGAACTTGGTAAATATGATCGTAGCACTAGACAATTTAGTCCAGACAAAAAGAATGCAGAAATGGCTGGGTTATTACCAAGTCAATCTTCAACAGCAACTGCTGCTGAATCAACACAAGGTGCTGAAGCAGTTGAAGAAGGTAGGAAGATGGAGGAAGATGAACTCCATTATCTAAAACTTATTGCTGAAAATACTGGTGGTGCAGATAAAACAAAAGAAGTTAAAAAAGATGAAAAGAAACCAGAAGGTGGTGGTTTATTAGATTCTATTTTTGGTATGTTAAGTGTTGGTCTAATGACTGCATTTAAAACACTATTAAATCCAATGAATATTCTAAAAGCACTAGGTAAAGTATTTGCTATTGGTATGATTGTTGGTGCTTTGTTTGAAGGTATTATGGATGGATTTGAAGAATTTAAGAAAACTGGTGATATTGGTAAAGCACTTATTGCTGGTCTTGCTGGTATAGTTGATTTCTTAACATTCGGTTTATTTGACAAAGAAAAAATCAAAGAAGTTATCGGCGATATGGCTGGCTGGCTCAATGATCATATTATTAAACCATATGTAGATTTTATTACTAGTCTTAAAGATAGTTTTATGGCTCTTATTAGTAATATTGGTATTCCAGAAATTAAATTTAAGATTCCTGTTATTAACAAAGAAGTTTCTGTTGGTCCATTCTATCCATTTAAATCTGACGCTAAGAAACAATCTACTCCAGAAGCACCATCACCCACTGCTGCTAATGTGGTTGAACAGAAATCTGCAGATAATGCTGCAGCTGCAGGTAAACCAGTTGAAGGTAATAAAACTAATATTGTTAGCGCACCTGTCACTACTAATAATTCAACAACTCAAGTTATTAAGTCACCAATACGTAATCAAGAATCTACTCAAAGTAGATATATTCAAACTAAATACGCATAAAAAAAGGGATCCGAAGATCCCTTTTACCATCTAGCTCAAATTATTCTTCTTGAGCAATCTTCTTAAAGTAAGACATTACATCTTCATCATCATCTTCCTCAGCTACAGCTTTTGGGGCTGGTGCTGGCTTAGAAGCGAACGTAGGTGCTTGTGCAACTGGACGATCTTCTTCAGACATTTGAGCAGCAGACTTACCTGCAAATGTATCACCAGAAAGAACTTGATCAAGTTTCTTTTTCAACTCATCATAAGATTTAAAATTCTTACGATCAGTAAATTCAGACAACTTATGTTGACCATTAACAACACGAACTAATTCCTCATCGGAATCAGCAGCTGGACATGGGTCAGTAAAAATAGACTCATCATAATTAGCGTAGCCATCTTTCTTGCGCATACGCAATTTAAAGTTGGCACCTTCCCACAAATCAAATACGTTTACTGGCTTTTCATCTTCAAAAGTTGGACGAGCCTTATCCATGATTTTGTCAAAGATTTTCTTGCCAAACTTAAACAACATTACTTTACCTTCGTTCTCTGGATGTTTTGGATCAGAAACGATAAGTACGTTGGCAATGAATGACAACTTGCGTTTTTGTTTACGAGCAATCTCTTTATTAGCATCAGAACCTGAATTCCAAAGCATAGTGTTTAGTTCACCTACTGGATCATTTTCACCAAGAGTTGTTAGAGAGTTTTCGATATACCATTTACCAGTTGGACCTTGAAATCCATGATTAAACATGCGAACCCATGGGAGTTCATCACCTTCAACACGTGGTAGGAATCGGAGAGTAGCTGTTCCGTTGCCAGCTTTGTCGCCTTCTAAACGCCAGAAGCGATTGTCGTCATAAGACTTCTTTTCGCCAGATTGTGGGTTAGAGATTTTATCAAATTCTCCAGCGATTTTGCTGAAGTCTTGATTGCGCATTTTACGGAGTGTTTGAATATCCATCGTATGTTTCCTTTGTATTAATATTACGGTTTATTTTTAGTATGTTGTATCTGAATCTCATCATCTAATTCAACATCATCATTAAAGTCTTCGTCATTTAAATCATAATCATCTTCAACATAGCTATTTATCATTCGCATTCCGCCAGTTTTTTTACTATTAGAATGTTTGGCAGGTTTCCCTGAACGATTACCAAAACTTTCATCATCATATGGTTTTGATGATTTATAATAAGTACGACCCATTTTAATCTAGTTCTTCAACAAAGTGTGTAAATATTTTGCGTAGTTTTTCTTTATCGTATTTAACGAAACCAATTAGTTTCTTAATTCGTAATAACTCACTACTCCATATATTTTGAACAGTAGCATTATCCAGCCAATGTTCAATAATATGATCAAGTTCATTTATAATTACAAGAGATTCGATTGAAATTTTATTGCCAAGAAATAATGTCAATGCTGCTGGATACTCATTAAAATTAAAATCAAAAATACTAGAAGTTGGTAACTTATTTATCTCAACATATGTTAATAAAGATGCTAGATCATCAACAAAAATCTTAGAAATACTCTGTTTTCTTTTATTCCATTCAGTTAGATTATCATCAGCTTCTTGACCAGCATAAATTGCGGACTCATTACCATACGCAAAATTAGCAACAAAGAACTGAATAATATCTCGATCAGAATTAAACTTTCTTGCCAGTTTCTCAAAGATATATCTATCATTTCTTGCGTTAAATGCTTCTCGTGATCCTTTAACATTTCCTCTATTTTCAAAAACATTAAATTTTTCAGAGGTAAAATGTAATTTTAAAGCGAGATAATAGCGGTATGCTTTAAATCCGTCCACTTCTTGCTTTCCTACAAAGTTCTTTTGCTCTTGCTGGCATATCTGGTGAGATCTCTGCTATATCACAATTAATTTTTACTGTTCCATGTTGTGGAAGTGAGATAAACATTATACCCCACGTAAATAAAAATACAAAAACAGTAATAGATAATAATTTAAAATTAGACATCTAATTTTGCTTTTTTGGGTAAATAATTATCTTCTTGAAAATTTATCTCAAGTTTATCTTTAAGAGATTTATTGACAAGTTTTGCAACATCTTCAGGTTCAATAAAATTTTCTTTACAATATTGTAAGACTGCATCTAGATATCTAATCTTTTTATCACGCACAATTTGTTCAATATGTAGTGAAAACTCATTTGAATTCTTAAACATGTTTCTTGATCCAATATTCACAATTTCGTATTTCCTGACATAATTTGTTATACTCTGAAGACTTTTGTTTATATAGTTTCCAAATTGGAGTATTTGGTTTTTCAGCATCCATCTGTTTATCAAACTTTTCTAAATACATTGTAAAAAATTTATCTAATTTCATTTTTTGCATTAGAAGGTCGTAGCGTTTTGTTTTGTAATCCATAATATAATTATACCTTAATAGTATTCTAAAGTCAAGTTATTTGTTTTTAATGTATGCAATTAGTTCTATTGCGTCTTTGTAATGAGATAATTCTACTGCTTCTTCTAAGATTTCATCGCGAGTCATAGTTTGATATCTATGAGCTGCAATTTCAGCAAAAGGATTAGAATAAACATGCTCCCAAGTACCATCTTGTTTTAATCTAATTTTAAGTAAATGACGTTCCATAATTATCTCCTCATTGAAGCAATATCTTTTGCTTCATCATCACTAAAAACTGGTACTGCATTAGATTTATGCATTGTTCCAATACCTTTAATCTTAGTTCCAGTATAGACTGGATTTTCTTTTTTAGTGCATGGTGCACCACTGAAAGGAAGACTCGGAATCTTAGGTGTCTCACGACAAGCAGGTTTTCCAAGCGAGTATACATCACTGAGTTGTTGCTTTTTAGGAACAACAGTCTTTGTGGCATACTTCTTTAGTAGAAGATCCCAAGAATTAGACAACTCCCGTTGCTTTGCCGTAGGCTTACGTTTCTTGGACTTCCCAGGTGAGGTAAAAATCATTTGCATAATTTATCATTAAAATAGTCATTCACAGTATATATTATACCCTATTTTAAAATAAAAGTAAAGCGATATTTGACTAATAAGTCAAGTTTTTGACTTATTTCGCCTTAGTAGCGTAAATTGCACACATTGTAGTATCAGCTTTATATGCACAACGAACTGCAACAGGGTCAATTCCCTTTACAATTGCAGATTCAATGTTTCTCTCCATAGACTTCAATTCTGCATATTGATTAAATGCAAGAGCACCGATTAAGGTGAGAACACCAATTAAAACAGAAATAATAAAAACAATATCATTCTTCAAAATCATACTTTCTCCTTTTTTACGATCATATACTACCATGAACCATCATCCAATACTACTCGAATAGTAATTGGTCCACATATAACAACTACTGAATATAATGCTGGATCCATATCATCTGGTTTTTGAAAACCAGAACAAAGTCTCCAGTGGTATGGATTTAATGCAAAACTAATCCATACACCAGAATATTTTAAATAATTAAGTAAGTTCTTTAACATCATCGCATAATCCTAATTTCTTGGCTTCATTTGCACTTAACCAAATATCTTGTGGAGGTAACAATACATCACGAATTTGTTTTTCATTTAAACCAGTACATTTCTTATAGTGAGAAATCATCTTTTTGGTAGTTAAATCAAATTCTTTAATAGTTGCAAATAATTCGTGTTCTTTACCAAAAGCACCCCAGCTATATTGATGAGAAAGAATTGAAGTATTTGGTGTTAACATTCTGTGACCTTTTGATCCAGCAATAAAAATCATAAGTCCAGCAGATGCAATTTGTCCAAGACCAATAGTTCTAACTGGAATTGAAGAACCACGCATAGTGTCAATTAAGCAAAATGCTGCATTTAAATCACCACCTGGAGACGTAATAATTAGATTAAGCAACTCAGGTTTTTCTTCACAAAAATTTGCTTCAAAGATCCACTCAACTGCATTTTTACAACTACTAAGGGTTATCTCTTCCATCAGAAGGAAAAAAGAATGCTTTGATTGTTCTTCCTTCAGTTGAAGATTCATTTTTGTCATCATTGTATTTACCACCTTCTTTATAAAAAATATGTCTACCTATTACAGTAGTTTTTTCGAGTTTCCATCTTGGGTTCACATAATCTGCGTGATAGTATAATGCACCTTTTGTTACGTCTTTTAATTTCTCATAATTTGCATAGACATAAACTGCTACTTCTCTAGCTTCTGCATAAACGACTGGGTTCCTTATATTCACACTTTGACAGAACCAAGAAAACTGACATACGATTTTCTCTGCAGTAGTTGTTTTTTGTTTAACGACACCACATATGTCTTTTGGAAATCTAGGATCTTGAGTTCTATTTAAAGTAACAAGAGCAACTGCTTCTTTACCAGTTCTTGATTCATAACCAGCTTCATGATAGATATTATCAGCAAGACAATCAATTTGTTTTTTAGTTTCTTTGGTTAATTGACTATAACTTACATCTAATAATATTTCATTTGAAAACGTATTTCTTGCTAGTAAAGCAGCAGATAATGCTAATAATAATATTGGTATGTATATACGATATTTTCGCATAATTCTCCTTGAATTAAGAGAAAGAGAGCGGATGCTCTCTTTCAATCCCTATCAGGTGGACTTTTTGCTATTAGTCTTTGTATCTAGTGGGATATTTGAAACGAAACCATTTAGGGTCTGAGCCTTTGCAATGATTTCACTTTCAGATGGATAAGCTGGAAACCCTGGATGTTCGGGTAACTCTCCACCATTGATTTTAGCAATCTCTAGTTTGGCATGCCAACTATTGCTAACTACTTCACGCTTACCATAATAATCATCATTTAACATATCTTTCGCCATTTTTAGTAGTTCAAGGCGAATCTCGAACGGAGTCATGTTTGACATTTTACTTCTCCTGTGTTGTGTGTAAAATGGTAGTTTTATTGGGACTACCAACCCACGTGTAATATTATTTAGGAGTACTTCTTATCTTATAAAATTAAAAGTAACATCAGGATAGTCATTTTGCAACTTATCCCAATATTTTCTCCAAGCCACTATGCGTTGTTGTTCAGAATCAGGATTATGATCATAAACTAATGTATTAGTAAAACTATCAACCGTATCTTTAAACATTGAATCAACCCCAAAGATATCAAGTTCGGTAAAATCATTCTCACACATAATTAGTGCAGCTATATGTCCAGAAGAAAAGTGTTCTGGGTAATCTGGCATTAAATCAATAAAAAGATTATTATTCTCAATATATTCTCTAATCTTAATTTCATCAGTAATTCGCCACGCTCTTGTTGTAAAAAAAACTGGACATGAAATTAATTTAAGATCTTGCGCCCACTTATGAATTATATTACCATCTAGGATTACAGTAGCATCTACTTTAATCCATGGTATATTACAACCTATAACATAATTATACTCTAAACTTTCTTGAAAAGCAAATCTAGATGGACCATTGCAAACTACTGCAGCTTTCATGCATCTACCACTGCAACAATAAATTCTTCTTTAATCATAACACGTTGAGCATCGCCAATCTTGACAACTTGACCTTTGTTCCATTCCAAATAGACTTTATCGCCAATATTAACTACGGTAACTTCGGAACCAATTGCTAGAACTGTTCCTGTTTTTGATGCGCGATTAGATGTAGTACCATCTAAAATAATTCCAGATTCAGTAGTTTGGTCAACTGCATTCTCAGCAATCAATACCATTTTACGTAGTGGCTTAACAATCATAAGATCCTTAGTTTATAAAATTAGTGGTAGCTTATTCTGTTACGAGGAAAGCTACCGAAACCCTAAGCAGTGTTTAAGCTGCTAATGCGAACTGTTCGTCGTTTGCGTTTACGTTGTTTTAGTTTTTATGTCTTCTCTGACAAGTTGTCCACTTCTGTACTTATTGCCCTGTCGAAACCATGGCACCCCCACCATAGTATATTAGCCACTAATATCACGCTATACGATCAATTATGTTTGCTACCAAAACTGGTTCGTCTAATATACTATGGTGGAGGTGGTGGGAGTCGAACCCACGTCCAGAACACCTTTCTAGTTGCTTCATACAACCATATCACTATTATACATTATATATTTTTGCATGTCAATTATTTATTCGGAATACTAATGTATATCTATCAAAGGATGCTGCATTTGTGTAATGCATAAAATCTATATCACAAGATGTAACTACCATAGTACCCTTCACTGGTTTTATTGAAACCCCCTGATTTGGATATACTAACTCTCCACCAGTAAAATTATCATTTAAAAATATAATTGCAGTGCGATGCCAGTTTGCAGTTCTAGTAACTATATTGTCTATAATTCTAAAACTATCTGCATGTAATGAATTATATACTCCAGGTTTATACCATAATATTGCTACACTACTTATTTCAAAATTATAAACCGAACATATTTTTTTAGAAGTATAATGACTAGTAGAAGTTCTTCTTTCTATACCATTCATATCTCCATATGATGGCTGATTATTTTTAGTATTTAAAAAATCAGAATCTTTAATTAAAATTTCGCATTCTTCATTAGTTAATACATTTGGTATAATTTCAAGCAGTTTCATTTAGATTAAATTCTTTTTAGATTTTTATAGTCTAATCTTAATTTTCTAAAACCACCAATCCAGTTATCTCTTTTTTCAATAAACCACCTTGGGTCATCGTTATCAACTGCCATAATAATAACAAGCCTACCAATTGGAATTCCTGTTCTTTCTTCAAATGCTACTGCATATGCTGCAGTTTGCATAAAGTAGTTGTGAATGTCATCTCTATGCTTTGGCTTACTTGATGTTTTAAAATCTATAACACTAAGTTTACCTTGGAACTCTCCAATACAGTCAACTGTACCAGCGACTTGTAAGAAATCAGAATATAATGCATCTTCCAAACAGTGAATGTTGTCGACTTGGTCAAGCAGGGGTTTGATTGAGTTAAACATTTCAAGGTCGAACATATCCGCTTCAAATATATTTCCTCGCAGATAGTCTTCACAATACTGGTGAATCCTAGTTCCTCTTGCAGATGCTCTTCCAGAGATTCTATTGGCTTCTTCTTCGCCAACTCTTTTACGCCACTCAGCAATACCTTTGGCTGAGTGTAATCCTGTTACCGTTGTAACAGAAGGGTAAGATTTACCTGAGGGTGTTTTATATACTCTTGTGCCATTTGGAGCAGTATCGCGTTCAAGTTTATCAAAATCATGATGTATAAAGTTTTTCATTTTATACTGAGAAACTGCTCCCACATCCACATGTAGATTTTGCGTTTGGGTTTGATATAACAAATTGAGATCCTTTTAATTTATCACTAGTATAATCTATAGTAGCGTTTTCAAAATACTGCATACTCATGGCATCAATTATAAGATTATCTATAACAAGATCATCTTCTTCTTTGTTTGATTCAAGAGTAAATCCATAATTAAAACCAGAGCATCCTCCACCAGAGATAAATGCTCTTACATATTTTATTGATACATCATCCATTAAGATTTCATCAATTTGTTTCTTTGCGGATTCTGTTACGGTAATCATGAGCACGCACACTTTAGTTGATATTCGTTTATTGCTGCTTTAATTGCATCTTCAGCAAGGATACTACAATGGATTTTAACTGGTGGTAATGCCAGTTCATTAGCAATTTCTGAATTTTTAATAGCATACGCTTGATCTAATGTTTTTCCTTTAACCCACTCGGTAACAAGAGAAGAGCTTGCAATCGCAGAGCCACAACCATAAGTTTTAAATTTGGCATCTGTAATTATTCCTTCTTCTACTTTAATTTGAAGTTTCATCACATCACCACATGCAGGTGCGCCAACCATACCAGTACCAACTGAGGGATCGTTTTTATCTAGAGATCCAACATTGCGTGGATTATCATAGTGATCGAGTACTTTATCAGAATATGCCATTATATCAATAAATGAATTGCTTCATTATAAAGTTTAATACGTTCGTCAAGACCATTGTATCCACCATTGATTACTCGAGTCATACCTTTAATATCTTTAGCGTCTGCGTATTTGTTTAGATTATTTGTATCCCAAAACCAAATCGCTGATAATAAAGAAATATTTTTATCACTTGATATTAAAGCTGGATTATCAATAACTTTCTGCCAATCAGGAACTAATTTTTTAGCGAAAGCAGTTATGTTTGATTTACCTGTTATTTGTATAGGTCCACGTCCACGATATTTCCATCCATCACCTGACTCTGGAACTCCATTACCCATACGACCAGCATAAACTCTATTAGCAATCATCTC